TTGCAATAGCCTTGTTTGTAGCAAAGCCGTCAGCGCCGTGATCAGATGCCATTTCCTTTTTGGTAGATGCAGCTGCCAAGGAGTCAACGACGATTGTAACCACACGCTTCTTGTCGGAGTTTTGCTTTCTGGTCAACATAATAATCTCTTCGATTTTATCGAAGATGTCCTCAACCGTTGTAAGATTGAGATATACCATCTTTGGAATATTGACACCAATAGCACTCAAGAACTCTGGAGCGACGGCGTACTCCGTGTCGATAAACACAGACACTCCGCCCTTCTTCTGGGTAGAAGCGAGTAGATGAGCAGCGAGCAAGCTTTTACCCGAAGACTCCAAACCAGTGACTTCGACGATACGTCCTACAGGAAATCCTGCGTTTGGACGATTAGCGATACATAAGTCAAGCAAGTCATTTCCAGTTGAAACCCAATCAAGGATCTGTGAAGGATCATCTTGTGAGTCCAAAAAGAATGCAACTTTTCCATCGTCGCTGTTCTTGTTCAATGTTTCTACCAGAGCATCTGCCAGTTCGTCTCTGGCCGATTCTACTTCTGTTTCAATACGAGGTTTCTTTTCTTTAGCCATAATTTAGAATAATTTGAGGTTTAATGAAAAGCCTGCCCTATACCCAATGTATTGGGCAGGCTCTGTTGTTTGTTCAACCGATATTATTCTTAGCTATTGAATAGATCCTTGAACTCGTCAGCGATATCCTTGGTCGAAGGAGCCTTGACAGCTGCCTTAGCAGTTGTGCTAGCCTTGACGGCTGCAGCAGTAGCTTTTTCTTCAACTTCTTCAGTTGTTTCAGCGCCAGCTGTAGCAGGAGCGACTTCACCATCTGGATCAGCCGAATTCAACCAAGTGTCCATAGCAGCGGCCAACTCATCATAAGTCAGCTCTGGGAACAGCTCGGTGACATTCTTCTGGTTCTTGACCTTATCCAGAATGTTCTTGTCCGAAGGATCGAACGCCGGCGAAGTGTTTGGCTTCACACGGATAGATGTTTCTGGGAACGACTTGCCGGTCTCTTCAGCGGTCTTGAACTCGACAACGATGTCACGACCATTCTTGAGGTCTGTGATATCACCGTAATCAGGATCAGCGATCAGGCTCAGAAGTTCCTGATAAACGCTCTTGCCCATGCCCCAGAACTTGACACCTTCGTGTTCTAGTCCACGAACAAGAACGGGAACGTATGTACGCATCTTGGGTTCAAGAGCGCGACCACGCTTCCATTCCTCCTTGTCCTGCGACTTCTTGAGCTTGTTGGCAAACTCAACAATGGGGTCAGGACGACCAAATGAAGACGGAGACAGATATGTCTTTCCGTTCATATTATAATGAAAATGCAGTTCGATGAACGGATTTTCGGGATTGTGGGCGTAAGGTACGATACGTACCACTTGCTTGCCCGGCGATGGTTTCCACAGATGAGTGGACTTTGTGCCTTGGTTCTTTAGAGCCTCAAGGCGAGACTTTACTTTTGATAGATCTAATGCCATAACTTTCCTTAACTTTTAACTTGTTAATGTTTAATTTTGCCAAATGGTTGATAAACCAATCAGTCAATGTTGAATACAATGAATCAACGATGATCTGTTGTCAAATCATAATAACTTATAAATGATAACTGAGCAATCGTTAACTAATTAATTCAGGAATAAATATCATTCCACCAATCAAATCTTACGGGTATTTTCTTTTTTTACAAGAAAAAGACGCGCATTAATTTAGTTGGCATAATTTTTATTTTGCCGTCATTGACAACTATAATAGAGTCTCTGTATTTACTCCAGTCAACCTGATAAGTACTTGACTGTTGTCCACCATTCTCTTCTTTGATAAGTTGATTGAGAGCGTTGATGGAATATAGGATGTTGTAATCCTTCTTTCTGTGTACAGATATAGTGCGAGGAAAATGGTTATGATTTCCTTTTTCAACATTATATGTAAGAAATATTTCGTTGAGATTTTCTTCGTTTTTGAGGATGTATATTTTTCCGCCATCAACCTTGTAAAATTCGCATATAGAAGATATATCCTTTTGATAGGATGTACTATTTGAGAAAGTACAAAGAAGTTGGGTGTTATGCATATCAGCTTTGCTTTGATGCAAACAACTTCAACTCTTCTCTATCGTTCGATTTTATCGGAGCAACTTCTCCACTCAAACTTACAACAGCAACAGTTTCTCCTTGAGAGTTTCTCCATTCTCCATATGGGGTAGATTCCCATCCTTTAGACGATGCAAACTTTTCTGTTATTTCAACTTTGTTTGGTTCGGCTGGAGCTTCTGGTTGTTTTACTGGAACATCGCCCGTCGGTTCCGAAGATTTTTGTTGTGGCGGAGCAGAAGACACTCCACCACCGCTTCCACCAACCGTAGGAGCTGGTTCAGACGGCTTTTGTTCTGGTTCTACTTTTGGTTCTTGTACCGCGGGTTTAGGAGTTTCATCTGAAGAAGGAAGTTCACTTGACTGATCGGACGGAGGCGATTCTTGGTTTGCAGGTTGTGGAGTTGGTGTTTGAGCCGTTGGTTGAGCTGCCGGTTGGGCCCCTTGTGAAGCGTCTGGAGTTCCAGCAACACTTGGTTGTTGTTGGGTCATTCTCTTTTGCTTTCCCCGTCTTTTATAATACAAATTCATCCCACCCTTACCATGCGTCGGATCTGCCAAAGAATGAGTTCCTTTTTTTAGGGCTGCGTCACGATATTGTTTTGATGGAAATGTTACCAACCAACCTTCTTTATTGTATGCCTGACGATCTGGGTGTTTGCCTTCCAGCCGCAATGCTTGTATGGCTTCGGCAATGATTTCTTCTTCCAATCGTCCGTCTAAATTTTCCATTAGTAAGAATATATGTTCATCGTTATTTGGATCGAACATTCCACTTTCTACAAGGGGATTGATGGACACGTTCAAAATAGCATCATTTACAACATCGATTATTGTTTTCATATCTTATTCCTCCGCTGGCGCCGCATCACCTCTATATTTTAGACGAATACCTTTTCCTATGGCGTCCAATGTAAATTTTTGACCAAAGTTTTCCTTTGGTATGTAGGCCATAGCTTTATCTCCTTTAAGTAATATGATACCATCATAGTGAAGATGTTGTGCCATATTTTCCCACATTTTAGCCTCGGTCCAACCGTTTTTAAAATAATTAGCATAAGCCAATGTTGACAAAATCACCGAGTCATCTTTCTTTGTCATTGGTTTTGCGTTTATGGCTATTTCTTTTTCACCAGATACCAACCCATCTATGGCATTTTGAATTGGTTGATTGGTAAAAAGTTCTTTGTCATCTATAACAGCGGAGTGTTTTTTTCCAGCTTGATATATACTCATAACCGTTGTTGCTTGACCACCTTGTTTAAGAATGTCTTGTATCTTTTTACCAATAAAGTTCAGACCAACTTTTGCACTTACACCAAGTTTTCCGATAGATAATTGATTCAAGAAATCTTCAGTTCTGGCTTTTACCGTTCCAGCCGTTACATTACTCCCTTTTGTTTTAGACGTGGCTACATATTCTTTAAGTTCTTGGTCATATTTACTAAGAATATTTTTCACATAATCTATGTTATCTTGACTTCTACCTAATCTCGCAAGCAAATCCAAAAGATCAGCGATGAATTCAATGCGATTGAAATTACTGAAAGACGTTTCTTCTATGCTTATAGCATCTTGATAGTCCTTGATATCTACCTTGAAATCGCCCATTACAATGTCTCCTGTGCTAGATCCTCCATGTTTTGCACCATCAATAATCCAAACAAAAGAAATTTCTCCTCTTCCTAAAGCTGATCGTTTTTGTCCGGTATGAATTTTATCCAGCGTGGTTTTAACTGTGGCGGGAATTTCTTCGTTGTACACTTTTACGGCCTGATTTATAGCTCCGTGACCCGACCCCTTTACTCTGTTGTGTAGTGTATTTATAAACAATTTAAAATCTGGGTCTTGTTCTTTTTCTTTAAATACTCTTTTTATTTCTTCGGATAGTGCCGGAGGATGATATTCTTTTTCTTTTACTTTTTTATCCAATTCAGATAACGGAACTTCTTCCGTTGGCTCTTTACCTCTCTTCTTTGCGGCTTCATCCATCATAGGATTGATAATTTCCAAGATTTCTTCCTTAGACAACCCACGTTTTTCTAAAGCCAAAGCTAAAGCAGAAATATTATCATCGGTATATGGGCCTCCAATTAAGCCGTCGTTCGACTCCATCGACCACTCTGTTATAATTTCATCTATTAATGATTTTCCCATAAGATATAAATATTAACCAACACATCAAATCTTCGATGTTAAGTTATTATATATATCAGAGGGAAATCTGTTTCATATCGCCATACGTCTTTCCCACATACACTTTAACAGGAAACTTGTCACCTTCCATAATTTTTTTAATATCTTGAAGAGTAGATATTCTATCATCTTTATTGGCGTCAAATAGGATACTGTCATATGTGTACAAGATAGGCTTAGTCTTCTTGATTTTGGTATACTCCAACAGAGATTGTAGGGTTTTGACAGCCATTTCCGTCTCATATGCCTGAAGGATATAATTAAACAGCTTATTTGGTGATGGATCGTCGATGTGGCACTTCTTGATCTTACGACTAAACATTGGGGTTTCGATATATCCATTTTCTTTAAAAAACTTCCAACGATGGTCGATATACTCTTGAGCCTTCTTAAAATAAGGAATATACATCCACTTTTCATCTATACCGCCGTACATTTGATGAAATGTTAGGCCCTTGGACACAGCAACGTCTTCTTCGTCAACCTCAGTCTTGTTAAAGTAATATTTTGCCAAATATTCGTATGGATTTACATTTGATGGCATAGGATAGTTCATCAAATGAGCCATAAGCCTCGGATGGAAAGCGTTATAATCCATCATGACCAACATACCAGCGTCTCCGTATCTAGAAATAAAAGCGTCTCTTGATCCGTCAGTTTTATTCAAAGCAGCGTAATTTACACCACCAAATCGGTTGGATGGACGGCCGGTTGATGTGAAAAGATTGTATTGAGAATGAACATAACCATCACGAATATGTTTTTTCTGCGTTTCTCCAAATACTTCCAAGAACTTATTAGTATCCACCTTCATTCCAATTCGTTCCAATTCAGCAAAGCAGTTGGACATAACATCGTTTACGAACTTGAATCCTTCTTCTTTCACATACTTGAGTTCAAACTTGATATTTTTACAAGTATTCTCAAATACAGTAGCGTGTTTGAACAATGGAATGGCCCGATTTAAATTGTTCGCTCCACGGAAATTTGACTTTATGAAAATATGAGCATTGGTTAATGCATGTTCATCCTCTTCCATCTTTCCACTGTCAAGATAGTCTACAATTCCCAAATCAATAAAATCATAATCTTTTTTAAGTAATTGAATAATATTCTTTTTATTTTTTACGAATATCTTTGCGTTTGATTTGTCCAAAGAATCTTTAAATTTGGAAATTACATCAGAAATGAGTATCGTTTCGTTGTGATTTACGGGCAAACACCAAGACTCTTCATCGGCCATAAATTTAAAGAATATGAGGCTGGCATCATTGTTTGCAGAGTGCTTTTGGTCATCCAATGAAATCACATCAAAAAAGAATGTATCTCTGGAAATTTTATCAAAAAGAATTTCTAGGAATTGATCTGTTTCTACAATATTCACCCAGCCAAAAATATAGATCAAAACAAATTTGTCAACCATCAATACCCGCGCCAAAATTCCAATCTGTTTGATAGTTTATTAGAAAGATCTATTCCGGTTTCCGTTTTTATTCTTTCTATTTCGAAATTATTACTATCGATCACGCCCGTCTTATCTATTATACCATTAATTATAACTTTTTCTCTTGAACCAGAAATTTTCCAATTAAGACTTACTGTTGAATATAAAACAGTATCTATGTTGCGCATTTTGGCTGGATCAACTTCTAATATTCTATTCTCGTTTACCTTTTTAGAAAAAAATCTAGTTATAAATCCTATATCATAGTCGCTTTTAATGGGTCTTGGTCTATACTCAATCGGAGCGTCCCCCAATCCTATGATCTTGGAGGTTCCATATTCGTTAACTAATTTTTCGTTTGTGATCATCCTGTGAATGTTGTTGTTTTTCTTACTTCGGCGGATATAGAGGTTTTCCAATTTCCCGGAGTTATACTTTGTTTGATACTTGATATTTGCCACAC